AAGAATTGTAACTGATACTGGAGATACTGGTGGAACTGGTGGAACTGGTGGTACAGGCGGGACTGGTTCTGGGCCAATTCAATCGTGGAGTTCTTGATAAATGCCTATTTCATTACCAGACAATCCGACTGATGGACAAACGGTTCAAATCGGAACAATCATTTATACATATGATGCAACAGTTGGAGTGTGGAATTCCAACAGTGCCGTGGGCCCAACTCTCACTCCAGCAACTGTAACGACCTCAGATACTGCACCATCCAGTCCTAGTAACGGAGATATGTGGTTTGATAGTTCTGTAGGAAAAACATTTATCTGGTATGATGATGGAACATCTACACAATGGGTTCAAATGAACCCAAATACTCAGACAGGTGGAGCAGATGGTTCTTCAGTCGCTGTATACGCAAACTTTGCTGCATTTGTAAATGGAAACACTGAAGGTGACTTTGCATTTGCACAAGACACGAAAGCATTATATGTATGGGATGGAACCGAATGGGATAAAATATCTTCTGGAAATGATGAAAGTCCTATAATTATTACTGAACCACCAACAACACACACTCTTAATATTGATGGAACCACAAGTACAGTTACAATGGTTGCGGAAGACCCAGAAGGATTTGATATATCATATGGTATTGTATATAAAACCGCAGGGAATACAAGGCCAGTACAACTTTCAACAGACACCACAGTAAATACAAGCGGAGTTTATACATTTACTCCAACCACAAATCAGGCCGATGAGGGAAATTTTACAGTAAGACTGAGTGCATCGGATGGATCGAGAACTACTACTAGACTGATTGATTTTAAACTTGAATTTATACCTCAGAGACAGAATATAATAGGGTGGTATGAGTTTGCCGATACAAATAGTTATAATACGGCCGTAAGTACTACAGTATTAAATGATCTTTCTGGAAATTCTAACAATCAAACTATAAGCAATCCAGGCTCTCTTAGTGGAGATGGACATTTGACTTTTTCTACGAATAGTACCATAAATTTTGGTGGCAGCATGTCAGGACAGAAAACTTGGGCTATAATATCTAGACCACCTACTGGTTATAACATGCATGTGCTGTTTGGTAGTGGAAATGCGGATGCGACATACTATTCAGTTTTCCATAATAGTCAGGGAACTGATTATTATGGATATCAAACTGCTTGGGCGGGAGAAACTGTTGTAGATACAGTAAATGGTATATATCCAAACAATAACAGAAACACTTCGTATAATGCCTTAACACTTGGTCAATCTAATAGTATTATAACAACAGGGTTGCAAATGGCTTCTAGTGCGATGGTTTATAATGCATATCCTACTTGGACTGCAACTCATGAGGTATATGCCTTTGTATTCTGGGATGTAGTTTTAACTTTATCAGAAATACAAAAGGTACACGATTATTATAGAAATAAAATAGGGGCTGCTAACATGGCAGTCTGGCAAGGATAATAACAAATGGCAATTAATTTTCCAAGCAATCCGACAAATGCACAAGAAGTAACAGAGGGCAATGTAACATATGTTTACAATGCCACAAAAGGTTATTGGGAAAGTTCTGAAGTTTCTTCTGGTGGTGCATCTATAGATGTTCTTGCAGATATGACTGCGTTAATTGCAAAAACAGGAATGTCTAATGGAGATCAGGCATTTGTAACAGGAAACAATAATCTTTATATATATTCTGGTTCTGGTTGGTATAAGATTGCCACAGTACAGAATGACTCACCAAGTGCAATCACTGGAGTGAATGGAACTTATTCACTCGCTATAGATGGAACTCCTACAGTTATTACAGCGGTTTCTACAGACCCAGAAGGATTCCCTCTGACATGGAGTTATTCAACATCTGGACTTGAAAGTATTGCTACAGTGAGTCAGGTAGATAATGTATTCACAATTACACCTAGTACTGATGATGCCAATTTCGGAACATTTACTTTAACAATTAATGCAACTGATGGTGTTAATGGTGCGGTTAGTGCGAATACATCTATATCCTTGGAATTTCAGATTTTAAATAGTAATTACACAACTTTGTTAGCCACTGCTACGGGTACGTCAGACAATAATAACATTACAGATGCTTCTTCAAATAGCCATAGCATCACAGTAACTGGTGATGCTCATGCTGGTACATTTAGTCCATATAGAAACGGCGGTTATAGTACTTACTTTGATGGTTCCGGCGATAAACTTACATTGGGTGGCTCTGCACTCTCAGATTTTAATTTCGGAACTAACTCATTTAGTATTGAGTTTTGGTTCTACCCGACAGGAGCACAAGGCCCGATTTTTAATACACATAGAGTTGATGTGGCGACTGGATACTACCTATCTACCACTGGAACTAATCAGTTTGTATTCGGACGATATGTGGATGGGGGGTATGGTGATTCTTGGAGTACAGTTAATGCTTACACGCTAAATGAGTGGCACCATGTAAGTCTAAATAGAGATGCAAATAACGGTAATTCACTAAAATTATATGTAAATGGTTCTTTAGTACTTACAACCACAGATTCCGCTAATTATGATTCTTACAGTTATGGGCCATATATAGGAGGCTATGATGCGGGAGGAACACAATATAACGTAGAAGGATATATAAGTGATCTCATTGTAGCGAATGGCTCTGTTTTAAGAACAGGTGGCACATCACTTGGTGATGTAGCATTTTCAACACCCACAGAGGCATTCGAATCTGATGCTAATACCGTATTATTTATTAGCAGTTCTCTTCCATATATTAAAGATAGTTCGTCTAACTCACATGATATTACAGTAACTGGTGACGTTTCCATAATCCCATTCACGCCATATGACTACCTTGAATATAATCCAAACGTCCACGGCGGATCTGTATATTTTGATGGTACGGGGGATTATTTAACGGTCGGTTCGAACATACATAACAATATTGGAACAGGTGATTTTACCGTAGAGGCTTGGATATATCTTGATGAAGCGATAGGCTCAGTCAGGGGAATATTCGGCTCTGGCCCGAACGATGCCGATGATCAGTTTATGCTGGCTCTTTTGAGTAGTGGCGTTTTTTATTTTGACTTTGGGGGTTCACAAGATTATTTTCAAACAACCGCAGTAATAGACGAAAAAGTATGGAACCACATAGCATTAACACGATCAGGAACATCTTTTAATATTTGGTTGAACGGAACAAGTATTCTTTCAACTTCACTTAGTACAAGTATAGGTGGTGCATCTAACTTTACAGTTGGTACGGCACGTGTTGGAGATTATGTTTGGAAGGGTTACATCTCTGACTTAAGAGTAGTCACTGGTTCAGCGGTTTACACCGCCGAATTTACACCACCTACCGCTCCACTATCTTCTTCTGGTTCATCATTACACATCAAAGGTACAGACGCTTCTATTATTGATAAGTCTCAAAGTAGTAATCTAAAAGTCTTTGGAAATACTACTGGTTCAACAACTCAGGTTAAGTTTACAGATTCAAAGTCAATGTATTTTGCTGGTACTGGGGATTATTTAGAAACATCTTCTACCAGTTTAGGTAATTTTAACTTTGGAACTGGTGATTTTACTGTTGAGTGCTTTCTAAGAAATGTGCATCAACCGAGCACGTATTTTGATATTTTGGGAACTGCAAATAATGCTGCTTATGTTGGGTCAAATAGAGGTGGTTGGATGTTGTCTTACTACACTTCTCAGCATCTAAAATTTAATTATCAGTATAATAATACTTGGATTTTTGAAAACTCTTTTGCTCAGACTTTAAATATTAATACTTGGTATCATATAGCTGTAACTCGGCAGGGCACCCAATTAAAATGTTTTCTTGATGGGAATCAAGTTGGTTCTACTATCACTGATTCAACAAATATTATCAGTACCGAGCCTTTTAATATAGCAAGAGGTTATGGAGGTGTGGTATATACCACTGGCTATATTCAAGATGTAAGAATTACCAAAGGTCTTGCAAGGTACACCGCAAACTTTACACCGCCCACAGAACCACTAAAAGGTTAACTTAAAAAACATATAAATAGTCATATCAAAAGAGAGGTATGACATGGCCGTAGTTACATCTAGAGCTGAATTTAAAGAATATTGTCTTAGAAAACTAGGTTCTCCAGTTATTCAAATAAATGTCGCAGATGAACAAGTAGAAGATCGTGTAGACGATGCACTAGAGTTTTATCGTGACTATCATTTTGATGCGGTAGAGGATGTTTTTCTCAAGCACCAAATAACTGAAGACGATATTACAAATCGATATATTCCTATTAATGACTTAGTAATTGGAGTTAAGAGAGTAATTCCTCTTTATGAAAAATTCAGTCATAGTACAAATATGTTTGATGTTAGATATCAAATGTTCTTAAACGATGTTTATAATTTAAGAAGTACAGAGATGTTATCATATGAATTGACTCAAAGTCATATTCAATTAGTCAATGATATGATTACTGGCCAAGTTCCCATCAGATTTAACAGACATCAAAACCAACTTCATCTTGATATTGATTGGGATGAGGCATTAGTTGTTGGTGAGTTTATTATCGTAGAAGCGATGAGGGTTCTTGACCCTGATGTTTATACAGATGTTTGGAATGACAGATGGTTAAAAAGATATGCAACCGCACTGATTAAAAAACAATGGGGAGAAAATTTATCGAAGTACGAAGGCATTTCGATGCCTGGAGGTGTGACCTTCAACGGTTCCAGAATTCTTGATGAAGCAAATCAAGAAATAGAACAACTGGAACAAGAAATGTCTTTAAGTTATGAACTTCCTGTAGACATTATGGTGGGATAGTCATATGGCTACAAATCAGTATTTTAACACTATATCATTTGCACCAGAGCAATCCTTAACAGAAAATCTTGTCGCTGAATCGATTCAGATTCACGGGCAGGATATGTATTATCTGAAAAGAACCGATGTAAACGAAGATACTGTTTTTAACGAGTCAACTATAAGTGAATTTAATGATGCATTTTCTATAGAAATGTACATCGAAGACGCAGATGGTTTCCAAGGAGAGGGAGACTTCTTGTCCAAGTTTGGATTGGAGATTAGAGATCAATTAAATCTTATTGTGTCTATTAAAAGATGGGAAGAAGAGTCCACAATGCAATACCCACAAGAAGGTGACTTAGTATATTGGCCATTGCAAGATAAAGTATATGAAATTAAATTCGTAGAAGACGAAGTTTCTTTCTGGCAATTAGGTAAAAGATATGTCTATAGATTATCGACAGAATCATTTGAATTCTCAAGTGAGAAGTTTAATACAGGGATTGATGAGATTGATGATATTCAACAACAAACATTTGTTACTGTCGATTTAACTTTGGGTACTGGAACTGGTGATTTTATCGTAGGCGAAATAGTATATCAGGGTGCAAACTTCGATTCAGCAACAGCAACAGGTACAGTAGAAACTTGGAATTCTGGAACTAAGGTTTTGAAACTTTCAAACCTTACAGGGAGTTTTGCACAAAACACAAATACTGTTGGTAGAGACAGTGGTGCAAATTATCTATTGGGCGCAACGCAACAGATTGTATATACAGAAAACAAGACAACAGACACCACAGATGGAACTTCTGGACAAGACACAGTATTCACTGGATCAAGTTCAAATGTAGAAAAGGTTATCGACTTTACCGTTGGAAACCCATTCAGTGAGGATTACTAATGTTAGGTAATAGTCCATATTATAGAAGTACAATTAGAAACTATGTTATTGCATTTGGTTCTATATTCGATGATATTACTATCGATAGAAGAAACGCCAATGGAGATGTGTTGGAAACGATTAAGGTTCCTCTTGCATACGGCCCTTCACAAAAATATCTGGCAAGAATAAATCAACCAGCAGGAAATCTTGGAGATTCTGTTGCAATCACCTTGCCTAGAATGAGTTTTGAAATTTCTGGATTTACATACGCACCAGAAAGAAAATTTTCTAAGACACAAAAAATGTCTAGACAAAATTCTACAGACCCAAATACTAAAAATTATGTGTATAATCCAGTCCCTTATGATATTGGATTTACTTTAACAGTCATGGCAAAAAATGCGGATGACGCAACTCAAATAGTAGAACAGATATTACCATACTTTACTCCTACCTTTAATATACCAATAAAAGAAGCAAATGAGTTAAGTGTAATTCGTGATACAGGATTGACATTAAATTCTGTATCATATGAGGATGATTATGAAGGAGACTTTCTATCTAGAAGAGCGCTTCTGTGGACATTAGAATTTACATTAAATGGATTTTTCTATGGTGTTCCAAGAGAACAAAAAATCATTAGAACAAGTACTGCAACAGTGGGCGACTTAGATAGTTCAGAAGTAACATATGCGGAAGCAACAGTAACAACTGACCCTAGTAATGCACTTCAAACAGATAACTATGAATTTTTGACCACATTTAATGAAGACTTTGGAGAATAACAATGAAGAAACTAGATGATGAGCAGTTAAGTAAGTTTCTTGAAATCGATAACAAAATAGAAAAGAAATCACAAGAAATAATAGAACGTCAAAAAAATAATGTAGAAATTTATAAAGACAAAGAATCTAGAAACGAAGATATTGAAGAAGACTATCAATATCACAGAGAACTTTTAAAAGATTTAGTTTCTATGGGACAAGAATCTTTACAAAATTTGATGATGATTGCAAGGGAAAGTGAACATCCCAGAGCATATGAAGTGACTGCAGGACTTTTGAAAACTACTGGCGATTTAGCAAAAGATTTAATAGAACTTCAATT